ATGCAGCGTATTGATGAGGGGCTGGATGCGACCAAAGAGAGTGTTGTCGGCGGCGAGATCCCGGATTATATGGCGCGGCATAAATACGTCGAAACGGTGCTGGATCTGCGCGAACGGATCCGCAGGCCTGCCGCAGTAGAGGTTAAGCAGCAGCAAATAACCCAGGTGCAGCAGGTGACCGTGTATCTGCCTGCGCTGGAGGATGCCCATGGTAATGGCAATGGCAACGGGTCCGCAAGCCGGATCCGCATGGAAACCGTTTAGGCGCCAGGAGATTTTCCTGTCCAGCCCGTATTTTGAGGCGCTGTTCGGCGGCGCTAAAGGTCCAGGCAAAACCGATTCTCTGATCGCCAATTCGATGCGGCAGATAGAGCATCCCCGGTACAAGGCCTTATTGTTACGCCGCACATTCCCCAAGTTGCAGGAGATTTTAGACCGCGCGTACCGGATATTCCCCGGATATGGAGCCGTCTGGCAGGGCAAGGCCAGCCGCTGGGTGTTCCCGTCAGGGGCGGCGATAGGATTCGGACACTGCCAGCGCGAGGAAGATAAGTACCGCTATCAGGGGCATGAGTACCAATACCTGGGATTCGACCAGGTGGAGGAGTTCACCCTAACGCAATACCTGTTTATTATGGCGCAGTGCCGTACCAGCGATGGCGCGGTCCGGTGCTTTGTCCGGGCTACGGCAAACCCCGGCAACGTCGGCCACCTGTGGGTAAAGAACAGGTTCATCGACGGCGCGGACGTCAACGGCCTGCCGCGCTATTTTAAGCGCGTAGGTGACGATGAGGTGCAGACTACCGCCGATGATCCTGATGCGCTATCGCGCGCGTTTGTTTTCTCCACGCTGGACGATAATCCGGCGCTCACGATCAATGATCCAAGCTACGTTACACGGTTGAGCCTGCTGCCTACGAGCGATTATAAGGCGATGCGGTTCGGCGATTGGGACGCGTTCTCCGGACAGTTTTTCAAGAGCTGGAACGAGCGTGTGCATGTGATCCCGGATTTCGACCTTACGCAGCCGCATACGTCATTCATGGCCCTGGATTATGGGTACAACAAGCCGTCAAGCGTCGGATGGTACGCCGCCCTGCCGAATAAAAAGATCGTCAGATACCGCGAGTACTACAAAGAGGGGCACACCTATGCCGAGCTGGCCGATATTGTCCTGCGCATGACGCCGCTGAACGAAAAGATCGATTACTGCGCTGCGGATCCTGCGATATGGGGCGATAAGCAGCATCATTTTGCGGCGGCAAAGAACGGCGAGGCGCGTGGTGAGAGCGGCGCCGAAACAATACAAAAAATCTGGGGCAATAGAATACCGCTGATCCGCGCCGATAACCGGCGGATTGTAGGCTGGGGGCGCGTCAACAGTTATTTATCATGCGGACCGCAGTCCGAGCCGATGTTTTCCGTGCATAAGTCGTGCCGCGCGTTAATCAGGACGTTACCGGCGATGATCCATGATTCGACCAATGTCGAGGACCTGGACACCGCCGCCGAGGATCACGCCGTCGATGAGCTTCGCTATGCGCTAATGACGCGCCATATTGAGCCGCAGTTACCGCAGCAGGAGCGCACGCCGGAAGAGATGTTCTGGGCAATGGTTGACGCAGATCGACGCCGGTGCGCAGCACAAATCGATCAGGAGTTTGGAGATGATGAGGACGCCGTACCGATAACCATAGAGGATGCCGATGATATTTAAATGCAATAGATGTAAGACGTTAGAGGATTCAGTTGCCGCGTATCGCCTGGAGATTGATCGCCTGTTTGAGATTATCGATCGGCTGCTGGTTGCGGCAAAAGTGCCAAAAGTTGGCGGACATGAAGAGCCGCAGGCAGCGCGCCGCAGTGCGCCAGACGTTCCGACGCGCGAGGTGTACGGCATAGACATTGATGATGAGGTGCAGCATGGTGGATAAAATTTACGTCAGCAAGTCAAGCGATGACGGTATTGTCGGCATTGTCAATCAGCGCAAGCGCGATATTGCCACGCAGCGCGCGCCCTACGAAAAGCAATGGTTGACAGCCCTGGCGTTTCTCTACGGCAAACATTATTTTTCCGTCGAGCGTCGTGCGGTCAGCGATATTGAGGACCGGATCATCTGGGAGTTGAAGAATCTCGAGCGCGAGAAAAAGACGCGCCGCATCGTCAATTATATCAGGCCGCTGTACCGCAGTCAGCTATCGCGCATGCTCAAGCTCAAATCACACGTTACCGTCGAGCCGGGGACCAATACCAAGAGGGATATTGATAATGCCAGGGTATCGCGCGAGGTGCTGGAAGATTTTTGGCTTACGGTTAATCGCAAAAATCCGCAGCTGCGCAATAATACGCCGTCAATGCTGCTGGTCCTCAAGAAACTGTTTTCATATATGCTGGCCGTCGGCAATGGCTATCTCAAGCCGGTATTTAATCCTGCGGCAACGTCAAAGACGGTGCTGAACGGTCAGATTGTCAGCGGCCAGATCGGCGAGATCGAGGTTGAGGTGCTGCATCCGTTTGAGGTGTACATGGACCGTATGCAGCGGTTCTGCATACAGTCGTCGATTATGGACGTCGAGCAGATCCGCAAGCGTTACGGCGTCAAGGTGGCCGCGGAAAGCGTGAGTCTGTCCGAGGGCGAGAAGCAGCTGCTTAATCTGCTTGAGGGATCGGATCCGGAGAAGTACGAAAACGCCGCGCTTATCAATCAGATGTACGAGATCCCCAGCGAACAATATCCGGACGGACGCATCGTTATTGCTACGTCAAACAGGACGCTTATCGAGGGTAAGCTGCCTGATGATTACGGCGGCGCTCTGCCGTTCTTCGGGTTTACGTTCTTCGATATGCTCATGTCGCCGTTTGGCGAGGGCATGATTGACCAGCTCATCGATCTGCAGCAGGACTATAACTATACCGTATCGCGCATATCAGCCTATAAAAAGTGGTTCGCCGGCAAGGTCAAGGTGCCGAAAAACTGCAACCTGCAGACCAAATTCAATGACGAGATCGGCCAGCTGTTGATCTATGACGCTGCCTATGGCGAGCCGCATTTCGAGTCGCCGCCGTCGCCGCCAGCATTTTTGTTTGAGGAAATCGTGCGTATACGGCGCGATATGGAGGATCTGTCTGCTGTACATGACAGCTCATTGGGCCGTGTTCCCGGCCAGGTTAAGTCAGGCGTCGCAATCGCCGAGTTGTCCGAGGCAGATGACACGCAGCTGGGGCCGGTGCTGCTGGACATTGAAATGAAGCTGGCTAATTTCGGCGAGATGGTCCTGCACATGATGAGCAAACGCTATACCGAGCCGCGCCTATTGTCAATCGCCGGCGATAACATGGGTCCGGAGATCCGCACGTTTATAGGTACAGATCTGGCCGACGGCAACCGGCGCATAACGGTAACCCTGGGATCCGGCCTGCCGCTATCCCGTGGAGCGCGCCAGGAATTTATCATGTCGCTCTACGACCGCAAGATCATCAGCCGCGAGAAAGTCATTGAGGTCATGGAGTTCGGCAACCTTGAAGAAGTGTTTCACCCGATCGATGAGAGCGCGGCGAAGATGGAAAATTCGGAGATGCTCAAAGGCGCAGCGTATTACGAGCCGCAGCAGTGGGAAGAGCATACGATCCACCTGAAAACGCATTTGGATGTTATGAAAGGTCACGATTTTAAATCCGTAAGCGGCGTCACGCGCGAGATGTTTACCGCGCACGTTGATGGCCACCGGCAGTTTTTGCTGGAGGAGCAACGCGCGCAGCAGGCAGTCGCACAAGGAGCCGCAGGGATGCAATAACAAGCCCACCACGCGCAAGCAGTGGGCGCAACGAAAGGAAGCATGGCTATGGTAGTACCAGAGGATAACGGAGCTGAAATAGACGCTGTTGCCAGCGATATTCTTGAGCATTTCGGGGTGCAGCCCGATGTTAAAGATACGCCGACAGAACCTATTCAGACGGCCAATCCGCCGAAAGCGGATCAAGGCGCAGAGGGGCAGAAACCGGAACCTGCCGGCAATGAGGATCCGGAAGTTGAGGTGTCAGCAGGCAAAAAGGTCAAGATGTCGGAATTGAAGGCCGGATATTTGCGCAATGAGGACTATACCTCTAAAACGCAGAAACTGTCCGAGGACCAGGCAAAGATGAAGGACACGCTGGATTGGGTTAAGCGCGTATCCTCCAACCAGAAGCTGGCCAAAGCCGTAGATTCTATCGTCAGCAAGGCGTTCACGGACGAAAACGCCGAGCAGTACCTTGATGGTCTGCTGTCGCATTTAGAAGGCAAGAAGGAGCAGATCCAGGACGCGAAGGATGAGATCGACGAGCTGTTGTCTGAACTGCCGCAAGATGATCCGTATGCCCAGGCATTGCGCCACAATCGCGAGATGATCCGCAAGGCAATGGCGCAGATCAATACCGCGATTACAGCAGCAAAGCAGACGCCGCAGCAGGCCAAGGCGGAAGATCCACAGGCAACACAGCAGGACAAAGCCGCAATCACGGATGAAGGGCGCAAGGCGGTTGATGACGCGATCGGCGAAAGCGCAAAGGCAGCCGGGGTTGCGCAGAACGACGGACAGTATAAATTCTGGCGCAGCGCGGTTGTTGCCGAGCTGAACGAGCGCGCAAAGGATGGATCCATAACGTCGATCGAGCAGCTCAAATCGCTGGCCGTTGAAGCCGGCAAGAAGGTTGCCGGCGAATTAAAGGCGTACCTGGATGCCCAGAAGGCCGAATACATAAAGAGCAAAGAATCGCTGCTGCCACACGGAGCAAGCGTTTCCGGCGCAGGTGGACGGCAGCCGCAGGAAATAAGCATGGACAATCTCGACGATGTAATCGAGAAAAACCTGAACAGTCTGATCAGTGAAAGAGAAGGTGGTTAATCATGGCATTACAAATTTCGGATATTTCTGCCGTACTGAAAAAGGTCATTGTACCTGCCATTCAGAATACGCTGCCGAAAGAAAGCGTACTGTTTGACAAAATCAAGAAAAACGTTGGCGTAACTATTGCCAATAACAACATTTACATTGCGGCGCGTGTCGGTCGGCATAGCGGTATTTATACGGTTGCCGAAGGATCCAATCCAGATGTAGGCAAATCGGCATACGCCCAGCCGTATGCGGCGATGAAGTACGCGTTCGGTACGCTTGAGATTAGCGATCAGGCGATCGAAGCGGCGAAGAACAAAGACCTCAAAGCGATTGCCAGCTCGTTAAAGAGCGAGATTGTGGCAATCAAGGATGATTTCCGCCTTGATCTTAACCGGCAATTCCACGGCGCAGGTACGGGCAAACTGTGCTTGACCAACGGCACGGGCAGCAGCAGCACGACGTTGATCGTTGACGGCAACCCGGCAGGGCAGAACGGTACGGCGTACCTTGCTGCAGGAATGTACATTACGCTCGGCAGCAATGGTCCTACGGTAGCGATCTCGTCCGTTGATAGCGCAACGCAGGTAACGCTGGCGACGGCGACGTCATGGGCAAATGACGCAGTGATCACCAAGAAAAACGCCAATGAGTGCATGGGTTTAGCCGGCCTCATTGACGATGGTGACAATGTGGCGACGATCCAGAACATTGCGCGCGCGTCGAATGATTACGCAAAATCGCACGTTGAAGATACGGCGGCGACGTTGACCGAAGCGCAGATGATCAATCTGTATTTGGCGACGCGGCAGTACGGCGGATGCGATGTTATTTTCATGGGCAAGACGATGTATGCAAAGTATGGCTCTTTGTTGACGTCGATGAAGGGAACTGCTAATACGCGCGAAGTGCTGTCCGGCGGATGGAAAGGCCTGGACTTCATGGGCGGCGAGGTTGGCGTCATGTTGGATTTCGATTGCTGGGATGGGTATGTACAGTTTGTCGATTTCGACAGCTTAACCCGTGCTGAGATGTCCGAACCGTTCAGCTGGCTCGAAGCCGATGCGCATGGCGGTATTTTGCGCCGTTCTCCGGATAACCGGACGGTCTGGGAAGGTACGCTCAAGTACTACCTTAACTTGGTAGCATTGAATTTCAAAACGATGGGCCGATTGTCGAATAAACAGGCGTAGTGTCGATACGGGAGGGTGGCGGCCCCACTCTCCCGTACTTAAAACCGGAGCAGGATTGATGGGCATTGAAGCGTATCACTCAAAATTTTGGAGCAATGATTTAGAGCGCGAAGGTAAAAAGCTCGTCCGGCAGGCAGAGGAAGCGCAGGCCAAGCGCCGCAATGACGCCAATAACGAATGTGAGGCGGTTGCGGTCGACGTTGCGCGGTACATGATCAATAAGCAGCAGGATAAGATCGTATCGCAGTTGTCGCACCCGAATTATGCCAGAGTGTTCGGACAGCGCAAGACAGGGAAAACATACCGATCCGTGTATTGGGAGCGGCGGTTTAAAGAGGAGGCAAAAAGTAATGATCAAAAACGTATCAGACGAAACGCTCATTCTTAAATGGAACGCTCGCGAAGTAGTACTTGCGCCCAAAGCAAGCATTGACATTGCGCGCGAATTTAATGTGCAGGGCAAAGAAGCGGCGTTTATCGAGGACCGCTATATCTGCGATAAATTCCCCGGAAAAGTCGTCCGCGTAGTAATGAACCCTGTTATCCAAGAAGATGCCAGCACGGAAGAACCGGTTAAAAAGGCCAAGGCTAAAAAATGATCATTCAAGACATACGCGATGAGATTGTTGCCGAAGTTGGCCAGGACAGTGAAGATACCACCATGCTGGCCAATATGCTGACCTTCATTAAATCGGCATTGCGAAAAATACCGCGCCACGTCAAGGACCGGACCATAACCACAATATCATACGCGACATTATCCGCCGGCGATTATTCGATGGATCTGCCGAGTAATTTCATCCGGGAGCGGCGCGTATGGCGCATGGAGAGCGGCAACCGTAAAGAGATCGGAAAGCTCCCGTTTGACACGTTTGCCACGCGCATAAACGAAGATTCAAGCGGCCCGGTGAGTTCGTACCGGATCTATGGCAAGACGATAGAGTTTGACGTTAAGACTGCCAGCGATGAGGTTATTTACATTGAGCATTTTAAGAGCGTATGGGACGTTGCCTTAGACGATACGTTCCACGGCAATGATGACCTTGTAGAGCTGGTAAAAGAGCATACCAAGGCTATTTATTACGAGAGCGTTGAGGACAATGCCCGGGCGCAAATGCACCTGGCGCTCGCCAAAGACGAAGAGCGGCAGGTTACCGCCGACTTCATGGCCGATGAGATAGGAGATCATGTTAGCGATGAATGACGAAAATACCATAACAATCAACGGCAGGACAATGCCGATCAGTGGATATAAAACGATTAACGGGCAGAGTGTTCCGGTAGTCAAATGCACCAGCAGGCAAATAACGCACCCCGACGGGCGCGTGGACGTCGTTGTTAATGTGCCAACAATCAGCGCTGCCGGAGTTCCGCAGCGGTAAGAAAGGATAGCTATGGCCGATATTACATATAACAGGTTTCGCTACAATTTAATGAAAAAGCTGCTTAATCTTGATGCTGCCGGCGATACGATCAAGGTCCAGCTGCATACCAGCTCATACACACCGAATAAAGATCACAATACCACGGCAAATTTGACCAACGAAGTTGCCAGCGGCAATGGGTATGCAACGGGCGGCGCAACATTGGCAAACCAAGCGATCTCACAGGTTGATGCCAGCGATGTTGCTAAGTTCGATGCCGATGACGTTACCTGGTCCGCGTCTACCATAACGGCGCGGTACGCAGTGCTTGTGGACACTACGGCAAGCAATGCGCTTATATGCTGTTTTGATTTTGGATCTGATCAATCGTCGAGTTCGGGCAATTTTACGCTTGCGTTTAACGCCAGCGGAATACTGACGATAGCATGATGCGCCTGATCGTTATAGATGCCGATACCCAGCGCGTATTAAAGTCGCAGGACGATAACTTGCGTTGGTGGGTATTGACCGGAGCATGCAAGCGGTGTGGAAAATGCTGCGTCATGCGCGAATGTAAATGTGTCAATATTGAAATGATAGACGGTAAGAAGGTAGCACAGTGCATGATCGAGAGTGATAAGCCGTATCATTGCAAAATATATCCGAGTGACGTTGCAGATCCATTGTACGACGGCTGCGGCTACAAATGGGTAGAGGTGCATTACTAATGGCTGAATTTCTTATTCGCGCTGAAAACCATTGGACCGAGGCGTTGACACCAGAGCAACGCGCGGAAAGGGGTATCACCGACGAGGCGTTCAACGCGCGCGGCGAAAAGGGCGATATTGTCGTTGTTATGCCCGACGGTCACCCGTGGGGGCGCGAGGAGTGTTTGCCGAAGTTTATCATCATCAAAGCGCCGACGATCACCATCGCGCAAACAAAATTCCTTGAGTGCAATTTATCCGCGTTAAATATTGATAATGAGAATGTAATGAAAAAGCGCCGTCAATTCCGCGTTCCGTCGGCGATCGTCGATGAGATTATCGCGCAAGGAGGCGTGCTTACCATTACGAAAAAAATTCTCGATAATATCAAGGCGCGCGTGAAAAAGCGGTATATCAACATTTCCGGAGAGATTGTAGAAACTGATCTAACCGACGGAGATTTCGCATAATGGCTACGCAATTAAAAAAAGTCGTCGCTCCGTCCGGCGGTGATTATACGTCTTTGGAAGCGTGCATGAACGCCAATGAGCAGAATTTGGTTGCCGCGGACAAGTATTTTGACGTGGAGATTTCTGGGAGTTGGAGTAGCGCAGATACGATGGTTGTCGCGATCCATAACTACACGACTGATGCGACACGGTATATCAATATTTATACGACGGGCAGCGCGCGACACGCCGGGAAATGGAATGTGTCGTCGACGTATTACCGACTTGTCCCTACTACCACTACACAAGATGCTGATGTAATGCTATCTGTTGATTTTATTAAAATTGATGGGATACAGGTTAATGGGGGGCAGGCGGTTGGTATTGAGGGGATTAAAGTTGTTGCTGCAAATGCATCTAATTCAATAATTATAAAGGATACCATCTTAAAATGTAGGTACGGAGCAGTTTACGGCTCAACGGGGTTTTATGTTAATGATGCCGATGCGACAATGAATTGTATTAACTGTTTAGCATTCGATTTGGCATCCCCCGATCATGGCGGATTCCGGGCGGCTGCAGGAACATTGATTGCTAAAAATTGCATGGCCACAAATTGTACCATTGGCTATCTTAAAGGCGCGGCTGGAACACTTACTCTTACAAATTGTATTGCCGCGGCCAATATTGACGACATTTCTGCGTCGGGTACTCCGACAATTACATATTCAGCAGGTGATGATGCGGATTTTAGCTCAGGGACCGGTAATATGCGGATAATTCCCGTTTCTATTTCTGATTCATCATCAAATAATATTGATTCTATTGGATCATCAGGATTCTTGTCCGCCGCTGTTACTGGACAATATGGAACCTGTATTGATTTTAAAAATGGCGAAATTGATTTCGGCGATGTTACGATTTTCGACGGCATCAGCAAGTTTTCGTTTTCGTGCTGGCTCTATATCGATGCGTTACCCGCAAGTGGTACGGCTATTTCGATACTGAGAAAAGACGGTACGTTGACGCCGCTACAGTTAGACAATACGTCAGGAACACAATCAGTGCGACTGCCGATGTGGAACTCATCCGGCAGTGTTATTGTACAGTCAATCACGACAACGCTTCCGACGGGGCAATGGATATGCTTGCAAGGTATCTGGGACAAGGATGTCAACAGCGGAAAAGTGCAATGGTTTCTGGACGGCACTTCTCTTGGCTCAGCCGGAACAGGTTGCACAACGACGATCTACGCATCAGGCACAAATTCGTTGCACTTCGGCAGAACAGAAACAAGCATAGAAGTGTACGATGGTAAATTAGATGAAGTAATATTTTTCAATGACGTTCTAAGCACAGCGGAACGCGATGCAATCAGAACGGAAGGCATTGTAGGGACGACAAATTTTGCTAATGACGCGAATTGTATTGGCGCGTGGTTGCTCGACGAAAATGAATCCTCGTCATCGTGGGGAAACAGTTTTGTTGATTATGATACTGGCGATTTCCACCTTAAATCTGGATCAGCACTGATTAATGCTGGTACTGATTTATATGGTTCGGGAGTAACTTCTGATATAGATGGTGATACCTTAACCGTTAGAAACGATATTGGTATTGATGAGTATGTGGCGACGGGGACAAATGTCACCGTCAATTTAAGCGCGATCACCGTCACTGCTGCGGTACAGGCCGGTACCGTAACTGCCGTTAAAAACGTAAGTGTTTCACTCAATGCTCAATCTGCAACGGCAGCGGCACAGGCGCTCACCGTAACAGCGGTACAAAATGTCACGGTATCGCTTTCGGCAATAACAGCAACAGCGGCTGCCCAGGCAGCAACAATAAGCACTGCTGGCAATGCGACGGTAAGCCTCAGCGCCCAGACGACGCTAACCGTATCGCCGCAGGCGCTATCAGTAACCACAGTTAAGAACGCTACGGTTTCATTATCCGCGATTACCGTTACTGTAGCGGCGCAGGAATCAAGCGTTATTACCGCGTCCGACGCAAGCGTTTCATTATCGTGCATTGCGATCACCGTTGCGCCGCAGTCTATTTCGGTTTCAGGGGCCGCAAGTGTATCGTTGTCGGTAATAACCGCGGCGGTCAGCGTTGATACCAGCACGGATATTACCGTAAGCCTTTCCGCGCAGACCATAACGATCACGGCGCAGGGCGTGACGGTAACTGCGGACCGCACAATAACGATTTCCCTTGAGTCTATCCCCTTATCAATAAGCGCGCTTGAGGTTACTCTATCCGGCGTTGCGCGATCATGGCTATGGCAGGAAGTTACTCCTCCGGACCGTTCTTGGACAACCGTAAGCCGCACAGCGCCAAGCTGGCAAGAGGTTGCCAGCCGGCAAGGAGCGTGGAGCGAATGACGGAGATGCAGGATAAATTCAACTCATTGGTGACCGATGTGGAAGTGATCAAAGAAAAAATAGAACAGGTTGAAAGCTCAATAGCTGGCCTTGATAAGAAAATATCAAGTTCATTTAAGTATATCGACAAGCATATTGAACACGGCGAGAAGTGGCGCGGCGTGGTGATCGGCGTGGCTATAACGATTGCCTGCAATATCGCAGGGTTCCTCTACGCCTACGGCAAGATCACCGAACGGGTAGAACAGAACAAGTTTGAGGTGCATTGCCTGGCCGCAGAATTTAAGCAAAAATACGAACGCATTTATCAGCATATTTCTGCTGATGAGGCGCGGTGGAATCTATGGACCATCGACACGCTGAAACAAACAAAAGGAGAATAGCATGGCATATTCACGCGATTGGAGCAAGCTCATACCGATAGACCACACCAAATTTAAGGATATACCAGGCGCTGTGCGCAATCTCCGGCAGGACCTGGAAGAGCGTCTTAAAAACTTCATGTACGGCTTTACCGCCGGAGAAACCAGCGAGGGTCTGAAATACGCTCCGCTCTTGGCGCAAGGCACGGCGCCTACGACAAGCGCAGCGACGGTGTGTCTGTACGCGCAGACCGACGCGAACGGGATCGCACAGTTTTACCTGAAAGACGGTACAGGCAATGCGATCCAGGTATCAAAAGGCGGCAAGCTCATGGGGCTGAGTTCGGACGTCTGGAGATCGGGCGACATGATACCGTCGACCAATACCGGAGCGCCTACAGGCTGGACGGACATATCGTCGACGTATGAGGGGAAATTCCTGCGCATTTCTACCGGTACTCCTCTTGAGGCCGGTGGTAGTGATACGGACAGCGTAACATTGGAAACGGCTAACTTGCCTGCTCACGCTCACGCCGCTGGCACGCTGGCGACCGCAAGCGACGGAGCGCATACGCATACTATCGGGTTTGCTGGAGGCGGCTCAGGATCAGTACCACAACAACCATATCAAGTATCCGCTGACCCTGCGCAGGACTATTCAACAACAAGCAGTTCCGGGGCACATACTCACGCTATGAGCGGTTCTACGGCGAACGCAGGTTCAGGCACGGCGTTTACGGTCGATACGGTTCCGGCGTATATACGAACGAGAATGTACAGAAAGGATTGATGAATGACGACATTGCAAACAAAAGAAGCGTCCGTACCTGGTATCGGGATCGCTGGTTTGGTAATGTGTCCGCACGGTTTCCAAAAAGGGGCTTGCATCAAACAGGGCTGTGAATTATGGGTGGAGCTTAAATACGGTGAGCATATGGTCGGACGGTGTTCCGCAGCATGGACGCCCATCCTGCTAACTGAAATACGGGCGGCGATCGCCGCGTTGTCTGCGCCAAAACAAGAAGGAGGTGAGCGTAATGCAACTTAATGCCTTGATGTTTATAATCGTGATCGCAGTAGTGTTTGTCGTCGTTTTTTTAAGCCAGCACGGAAAGAGAAGTTAATAAAATGGGCATGCAAACGAAACCGACATTTCTGCCGAACAAAGGGCCGATTGGCAATGCTCCGAAAGAGCTGCTTAAAGACGTGTATTCGTCGTATTCCCGGAACATGGAGATCGTCGATGAACGCATCCAAGGCCGGCTTGGCATATCCAAATTCGATACTACCGCGCTTTCCGGGCCGGTCTTGTTGGAGGATCAGTTTTGGGAAAATGACAGCTCCTGGCATTTAATGATCTGCACGACCAAAGACGTGTACAAATATGATTTTACTAATAGCCGCTTTGACATACTTACGCCGCTGTACACTACCGGAAAAATAACGATCAGCGCAGGATCGCTAACGATCGTGCAGGGATCCGGTACTTCGTGGTCCAGCGAGCTAAAGGCCGGCGACTATATCAAGATCGGCACGGGAAATGTTCACTCTGCTGCTACCTGGTACGAGGTTGATTCCGTTGACAGCAATACCCAGCTCACGCTGACCAGCGCGGCTGCGGCCTGTAGCGCATCGGGATACACAGCGCGGCAGACGTTTTCAGGTTCAGGTACGGACGCTAATCAATGGGATTGCGACCGCATGGAGGATATTAACCTTGGCGCCGTATGGCTGGCAACCAATGGCGTTGATGCGCCGATACGGTATACCGGTACCGGCCAGGTCCAAGCAATCGCCAATCTTCCGACCGGATTTACAACGTGCCGATACATTAAGGCATATGATAGCCGCTGCTGGTTTATC